AGCCGAGTAAGAGAATCACGAAGAACAATAAGACTTCGCAGAAGGGCGAGGCTCTTAATACGGTAATAAACTGGAAGAACACAACTAACAACGCATACGATGGTGAAAAACTCCATATCTTGTACCTCGATGAAGCTGGAAAATGGGAAAGACCTACAGACATAAGGGACGCTTGGAGGATTCAACGGACGTGTTTGATCGTCGGGCGAAGAATAGTAGGAAAGGCTCTAGTCGGAAGCACCGTAAATCCGATGGACAAGGGCGGAAAAGAATACAAGGACCTTTGGGGGGACTCCAGTCCGATGGAGAGGAACTCGAATGGTAGAACCAGAAGTGGTCTATACCGACTTTTTATCCCAGCCTATGAGTCTCTTGAGGGATTCTTTGATGTTCATGGGAACCCGATTGTGGAAAATCCTGATTCTCCTGTCGATGGCCTTGATGGTGACAGCGTATATATTGGAGCTAAGACATATCTCAAAAATGAAAGAGAGGGATTAAAGGACGATCCAGCCGAACTTAATGAGGTAACTAGGCAGTTTCCGTTTACGACTGACGAAGCTTTCCGAGACAGTATTGACGGGAGCATCTTCAACATTGGAAAGATCTATCAGCAGATCCAGTACAATGATGACTTGTTCCCAAACCCTGTAGTACAGGGAAACTTTATTTGGAAGAATGGGGAGAAGGACACAGAAGTGGTTTTTTCTCCAGACGTCAACGGAAGGTTTTTTGTGGCCTGGATGCCTCCAGAAGATCAGAGGAATCAAAAAAGAATTGATCGAGGCAAAAGGGTTGCTCCGTTCCCTGAGCGGGGTGTCGGCGGCGTTGACTCCTACGACCTTGATGAAACTGTAGACGGAAGAGGATCGAAGGGTGCTCTTCATATGTACAACAAGTTTAGCATGGAAGGCGCTTCCAACATGTTTGTTGTTGAGTATGCTTCGCGTCCAGACTTGGCTAAGATCTTTTATGAAGATTGCCTTATGGTGTCCGTTTTTTATGGGTACCCGCTGTTAATTGAGAACAATAAGTACGGCATCGCAAGATACTTTGAATCAAGGGGTTACGATGGCTATCTAATGGATAGACCCCAGCACCTTCTTTCTAAGTCTTCAAAGACTGTAAAGACTAAGGGTCTCCCGTCAAACTCAGCTGATATTATTCAGGCTCATGCTCATGCTATTGAATCCTACATTCACAATCATGTGGGCATTCACTACGACACTGGCAACATGGGGAACATGTACTTTAACAGAACCATGGAGGATTGGATTGGATTTAAGATCAACAACAGAACAAAGTTTGACCTTACAATTAGTTCTGGTCTTGCTCTTTTGGGCGCTCAGAAAGCTCCCCCGAAGAAGGAAGTGGATCTCTCTAATAAGCAGTTTTTTAGGAGATTTAAGTTCAACGCCTAAATCACTATATTTGCAGGAAACGAGAATGTGGAATAATGTACGGCAGTAACCCAAACAATAAATTCGGATTTCCTGATCAGCTCGCTACCTCTAAGGAGAAAGCCACTAAGGAGTATGGTCTGAAATACGCCAAAGCTATCGACGCTCAATGGGGAAAGATCTCTGAGCGAGGAAGCCTTTTCAGAAAGAGATTCGAGCAATTTGAGAAAAACAGGTCTTACGCTAATGGCACTCAGGACGTTACGATCTACAAAAAGATCCTTACGTCTCTTGACCCAAACTCAAATGACGGGACGCTTTTGAACTTGGACTTTTCTCCAGTTCCTGTCCTCCCTAAGTTTGTGCGAGTTGTAGTAAACAAGATTTTGGCTCTTGATCCTTATCCGAATCTCGAAGCCATAGATCCTATCTCTGCTACTGAAAAGGACCAGATGCGTGAAGAGATTCTGTTCGACATGCAAAACAAAGATCAGTACAAGCAGATCGAAGAGGAGACTGGTGAGCAAATGTCGTCTGTACCTGTCGACGATCTGCCAGAGTCAAGCGAGGAGGCTGAAATCTTTATGCAGTCTAACCTTAAGACTAGCGCTGAGATTGCCGCTCAAATGGCAACAGATCTTACGCTTGAGTGGAACGACTTCAATGACACCACATACAGAAGAGCGGTAACTGATCTCGTTACGTGCGGAGTTGCTGTTGTGAAAAGAGAGAACGATCCATCTCATGGGATCACGACTAGATATGTAGACCCAGCTGCCTTCATTCACAGCTACACAGAAGATCCAAGCTTGAGTGACCTCGTGTATGCTGGCGAGATGAGAAAGATCACAATCCAGGAGCTTAGAAAGATGGCTGGCGAGGAGATGACGGAAGAAGAGATCAAAAAGATTGCCGAGACATCTAGGGCCAAGTATTCCTACGACAGCAAGTTTATGCATCAGCATACGTATGATGCTAAGAACGGAAGGAGCGCCTATGGGTACGACGATTTTGTCGTTGACGTACTTGACTTCGAGTTTATCTCCTCAGATAGAATTTATTTCCAGGAGAAAGAAAACCGATTCGGGAACAAGAACTTTTACATGAAGGGCTTTGACAAGCCGTCGGAAAAAAATAACACTGTTTTTGGTGACTCTCCTGAGTTCTTGGAAGTAGGGTCCGTTTATGGTGGCATCTACATTATTGGGTGCAACAAAGTCATAAACTACGGGAAGAAGAACAACATCCCCAAAAACATGCACGACATTTCTCGTGCAACACTCTCTTATTCTGCATCATCCACGAACATGCGGAATATGACTCCGAAGTCTATGGTTGATAGCTGTATCAGCTTTGCAGACCAAATCCAACTTACTCACCTTAAGATTCAGCAAGCTATTGCAAAGGCCAAGCCAGATGGTTTGATCATTGACATTGAAGCTCTCGAAAGCGTTCAGCTCGGCAAGGGAGGGGATCTCCAGCCGCTGGAACTTCATGACATCTATGAGCAGACGGGGGTCTTCTACTACAGAAGCAAGAATCCAGACGGCTCTGCAGGCCCAGCTCCGATCAGAGAGATTGGAAATA